GATTTTTTTAAATATTTTTCTTTCAAAAGATTTTATGTTTGGTAAACATAATGCATATCAGCATAAAGAAAATGTAATAACTAATCCACCAAATACAGAAACTTTAGTTTTATGTCCAGACTGCATTGATCACGGTTGCGGTCCTTCAAATAAAGAAAAAAATAATTATCCTGATGAAAATATAAAATATTCTTTTAACAATGAATCTTACAGGTGTGATAATTTTAATTTAGAAAAAACAAATAATAATTTTTTATTTTCTGGATGTTCTTATACTTTTGGCTCTGGACTTCCATACAATGGCACTTGGGCATATCAATTAAATAAAGATTTAAGTGGAGATCAATTCTATAATTTAGGTTTAAATGCAAATTCACAAAAATCAATTATTTATGATGTTTATAATTACATAAGAAAATATGGAAAACCAAAAGCAGTTTTTATTTTATTTCCAGATATTAGCAGAGTTATTGGTTTTGTTGATAGTCTTTCATCAATTGAAGTTAAGACAAGGCTATTAAACGAAGAATACCCAAATGAATCTTCAAGGTTTTTTACTCAAGATCTTCTTTATTTTGATTTTTATAATTCTATTTGTGCTCTTGAAGACTACTTAAAGTCAATTAATGTACCTTTTTTATGGGGAACCTGGCATCAAGAAACAGAAAAAGTTTTAAATTTAGTATCAAAAAATTTTAACAATTATGTAAAAATATTTACAAATCCAAGTTTAGCAAAATATTTTAAAGATGTTAAACTAGAAAGCAATATGAGTAATAGATACTGGGATCGTTCAAGAGATGTAACTCATCCAGGAATTAAAACACAGATGATAATAAAAAATATATTTTTAGATGAATGGGAAAAACAATATGATTAGAATTAAAAAAAATAAATATTTTATAGAAGATAAAATAACTATTGATAACGATTTGCCTTTTAATAATGACTTTATTGATAAATTTTTAAATAACTCAATGCTTGGCCCAAAAAACTGTCTTGTTAATTTTAGTGGAATAAAAATTAATAAACCAAATGAAACAATAGATACTCTTTGTCCAGACTGCGTTGGTTGTGGTTGTCCATTGGCACAGACTGAATCAACAAACTACCCAGATTTAGAAATCTTTTATAAATTTAATAAAGATGTATACAGGTGTGATGAATTAAGTAGTGAGTACTCTTCAAAAAACTTTTTATTTTCTGGATGTTCTTATACAATAGGAACAGGAATTCCTTATGAAGGAACTTGGGCATATCAGTTAAACAAAGAACTTAATGGAGAAAAGTTTTATAACATAGCAGTTAATGGTGCTTCATATAAAACAATTATTTATGATGTTTATAATTATATAAATACATATGGAAAACCAAAAGCAGTTTTTATTTTATTTCCAAACCTTGAAAGGTTTCCATCTTTTGTAAATGTCGGGGATAGTGTAATGCATAATACAATGCACTTAGTTGAAAATGATACAATGCACTTAGTTGAAAATGAAGGTGCAACAAAAGTTTTAACAAAAAACTTTTTATATTTTGATTTTTATCATTTAATAAGATCTCTTGAAGATTATTTAGAAGCACTTAACATTCCCTTTTTATGGGGGACATGGCATGAAGATCTAGAGTCAAGTCTTTCAAAAGTAAAGGATACTTTTAAAAATAATATAAAAATAGTTTCAAATGAAAACAATAAAGATTATTTTTCAAACGATGGGTTTCCTGAAGAAGTAAGTAAAAAGTATTGGCAAAAAGCAAGAGATATGCTACACTCTGGAATGAAGGTACAAATGTTACATAAAAAAATATTCTTAAATGAATGGAAAAAAAAATATGAAAACATTAATTAATAAAATTAAGTTTTATCTATATAAAAGAAAAGAAAAAAAGAAAAGATATATATATTAATGCATAAAGAAAATAATTTTCAATCAGAATCTAAAAGATCAGGAGATGCTTTTGAAGAACTTGTATACGCAGATTTGGTTAATAGGGGTTTTACTTCTATTGATAGAAATTATTCTTTTAAGAGTGTTGGTTGTGAAGTAGATTTTCGTGCACACTCTAACACATATACTGAATATGTTGAGGCTAAAGGTGGCGCTGCTGGTGAAGGTAAAAGACCAGGTGCACAAAGAACTGATAATGTTAAAAAAGCAATTGCCAATGGCGCACTAATAAAAACCTATAATACTCTTTATTACGTTGTTTATTTTTCTGCTAAACCAGAGCCAGAAAGTTATTCAGATAATATGATTAAGACTGCATTAAAAAGTAAGATTATTGATGAAGTTAGATATCTTGAATCAAAAAATAATTTTAAGCAATATTGGCTTGACTTTGATAATGAATTCTAATACAATTATAGGTATGCACCAGTAGCCAAGTTGGTTAAGGCACCGAACTCATAATTCGGCTATCGTAGGTTCAAGTCCTACCTGGTGTACCAGATCTCTGTAACTCAGCGGAAGAGTGACACCCTTCTAAGGTGTAGGTCGTAGGTTCAAATCCTACCAGAGATGCTATAATAGAATAAAACAAAGGGGTAGTCTTGGCTAGTATAGTTTTTCTTGGTAACTTTGAAGTTTCTTATAGTAGTGAGAATCATCACGCTAGTAGTTTAGAGTCTTTAGGCCATACCGTGACAAAATTGCAGGAGCGTAAGGCTAAGACACAAACAATCCTAGAAAAAGCATTAGAATCTGATCTGTTTATCTGGGTGCATACTCATGGATGGGAAACTGGTGGAAACATCACAATGGATGAAGTTCTTAAGCAATTAAATGCTTCTGGTGTTACTACAATGACATATCACCTAGACTTATGGTTTGGCCTTGATAGACAAAATGATCTTAAGCATGATAGTTTCTATAGAACTATTGGACATTTCTTTACTGTAGATAAACTTATGGCTAATTGGTTTGATCACAATACCGCCGTGAAAGGCCACTTCATGCCTGCAGGAGTGTATGATAAAGAATGTTACATACACCCAGACTACGACACACAAAACTTTGATTACGATGTTATTTTTGTGGGCAGCAGAAGATATCATCATGAACACAAGTATCGCCCAGAACTAATTGACTTCTTAAGAAAGACATACGGCAAACGATTCCTTCACGTTGGTGGAGATGGCGACACAGGAACTATACGTGGTGATGCACTAAACCGTATCTATGCTAAGAGCAAGATTGCAGTAGGAGATAGCCTTAACATAGGGTTTGAGTATCCTTACTATACTAGTGATAGATTGTTTGAATCTACTGGTCGTGGTGGTTTTACTATCTACCCAGAAATCAAGGGACTAGATGAATATTTTATGCCTGATGAAGTTGTATTTTACAAGCATGGAGACTTTAATGACTTAAAAGATAAGATAGATCAGTATCTTGAAAACTCTTTGGTACGAGAAAGAATCAGAGTCAATGGTCATAGCCGTACAAAGAAAGAACATACCTATGTCCATAGATGGACTGCAATCTTAGAAGAGTTAGGAATAAAATGAATATATTAATAACAGGTGTTGCTGGACTACTTGGAAGCAATTTGGCAAAGAGTTTATCTCATCATAATATAACTGGTGTTGATAGTCTAATCGGTGGATATATAGATAACATTCCTTCAGAAATTAATTGGCTTAATAAAGACTGTAATAACTTAACTAAAGAAGATTTTAAAGACATTGAAGTTGTTATACATGCAGCCTGTACTGCTCATGAAGGACTTTCTGTTTTTTCTCCTAAGTTTATTACTGACAATACATACGGTAACTCTATGAATGTTTTGAGTTGTGCAATTCAGGCTGGTGTTAAAAAGTTTATATTTACTTCTAGCATGGCTAGATATGGTAACCAGGATACGCTTCCTTTTACAGAAAATATGATACCAAAACCAGAGGATCCATACGGCATTGCAAAACATGCTTTTGAGTTAACATTAAGGAATCTTTCAAAAACCCACGGCATGGAATTTGTTATTTTTGTGCCACATAATGTTGTTGGTATTGGACAGAACTATACAGATCCTTTTAGAAATGTTGCAGGTATTATGATTAATCGTATGCTACAAAATAGACAACCAATAATTTATGGTGATGGAAACCAAAAAAGATGCTTCTCTGACATAAGAGATATCATATATCCATTTCATAAGGTTATTTTTTCTGATGTTGCTAATGGAGAAGTAATCAATATTGGTCCTGATAACAACTTTATAACTATTAATCATTTAGCAGAAGAAATTGCATTAATTCTTGATTTTGATTTAAACCCAATATATCTAGATTCTCGTCCATCTGAAGTTAGGTTAGCGCATTGTTCCGCAGATAAGGCAAGAAAACTACTTAACTATGAAACACGATATGAATTAAAAGAAATCCTATCAAATATGATAAATTGGGTTAAAGTAAGAGGAACTGGACCATTTAATTATAATTTACCAGTTGAAATTCAAAGTTATTTAACACCAAAAACTTGGGTCAATCAAGATTTATTTAATAAATAGAAGACATGAAAATGACAGAAATGAAAAAAGTAATAGTTAATGGTGAGTTTGAGATTACTTTACCAGAGCATCGTGCTGCACGGCCCGATTGGTATCAACCACATGGTTGGGAAAAACCAAGACTAAAACACATGTCTAAAAATATTTCTTCTAAAGATGTTATGTATTATGTTGGTGCAGAAGAAGGAGAGTTTGCTGCACTATGTCAAATGTGGGGTGCGGAAGTAGTTGTATTTGAACCAAACCCTAAAGTCTGGTCACACTTTCCACTACTCTGGAGTGCAAATAATTTAGATATTCCAATGGCCTGTATTCCTGGTTTTGCATCTGATAAAATAAACAATCTTTCAAGAATATATTATAACGAATGGCCACCAGAAGTTAATGATGTAATTGAAGCAGCACATGGATTTAAAGAACTATACCTTGAAGGAGAAACCTATGGTCAAATTACTATAGATTCTTGTGTATATGATCACGGGATTAAGCCACCTACCGCCATTTCTTTGGACGTAGAGGGTAGTGAGTGGAGGGTCCTAGGAGGGGCTGAGAGGGTGCTTAGAGAGCACAAACCAAAGATTTGGTTATCTGGACACCCTGAGTTTATGCTACAGCAATGGAATGAATCTTTATATAATCTTAGACAATGGATAAAAGGATTAGGATACACTGAAATAATTTTAGATTACCAACATGAGGTTCATTTATATTATGAATCAATATAACGCATACTTATATTCTCATGACGGACAAGACTATGCAAATGACAAATGGGATTATGGATTATTAAAAGAAATATTTGATAAGCATGAAGTAAATCAAATAAGGGTTACAGAAATTCCAAAAGGAGATAAAGCCTTTGTTGTAATTCCTGGACCACAGACTGCTGGCAATGAAGAACTGTTGTCTAATGAGTTAAATAAACTTTCTAGAGTTGTTTTATTTATTAATGGAGATGAGAATGCTAGGTTTGATGTAAGTAAAATTAGACATTCTAATATTGAGATATGGATTCAATATCCTCATGAAAAGCATGATCAATATAACAAGATGCCAATTGGAGTTCCACAACACTTGAAAGACAACGTTCCAGAGTATAAAGAAAAAGAGTATGATGTATATTTTGGGGGGCAGATAACACACTCAAGAAGAAAAGAGTTAGCCTCAGTTATGCCAAGGTTAAAGAATTCACTTTATGGACCAACAAAGGGATTCTCTCTGGGAGATAAGCCAAAAGACTATTATGCTAAACTTGCAAGTGCAAAGATTGCTCCATGTCCATCTGGGATAGCAGTAATAGATACGTTTAGATTTTTTGAATCAATGGAATTATTAACTCTTCCGATTGCAGATAAACTAGATCCAAGTATGACAGAAACAAAGTTTTATATGAAAATGTTTGGTCCTGAATTTCCTGTTGAATCTGTTGATAATTGGAATAATATTCAAGAACTTATACCAGAGTTATTAGAAAATTATCCAAACAATATGCATAGAGTCGTTTCCTGGTGGATTAAATATAAGAGAGATTTGGGTATTAAGATAATGGGGCAAGTAAATGCATAAAAGAGATATAACTATTGTTTTGGTAACTTCTGTTTTGCCATCTCATCCCAATACAGATATAATAGATGAAACAATTAAGTCTATTAGATTTCATTTTCCAGACAATGAAATAATTATGCAGATTGATGGTTTAAGAAGAGAACAACTTCACCGCAAGGCAGATTATGATGAATATAAAAATCGTATTTTGTGGAAATGTTTGCATGAATATAAAAATGTTTTGCCAATAGTCTTTGAAAGTCATATCCACCAAACAGGAATGATGCGCTTAACAATGCCAGAAATAAAAACATCATTGCTTCTTTATGTTGAGGGAGATGCTCCTTTAACCCTTGATCCTATTGATTGGGAAAAATGTTTAGACATGATTGAGTATGGCAAAGCAAACACTATTCGTTTTCACTTTGAATCCTTTATTCCAGAACCTCACAAACACTTAATGTTTGCTTTAGAAGATGGATTTTTACAAACCGCACAGTGGAGTCAACGTCCACATTTAACAACCAAAAGTTATTATAGAGATGTTGTCTTGCCATCATGTGACAAATTCTTTTTTATAGAAGACACCTTTCATGGCAAAGTTCAAGATGATATTTTGCCATATGATATTTTTAACGAAGATGGCTGGGATATACATAAGTTATGGATTTATCATCCTGAAGGAAGCATTAAAAGGTCTTATCATTTAGATGGTCGTGATGGTCATAAAAAATTTACTACAGATGATAATTTTTGGGGATATAAAGAATGAGACTAGGAATCATAGCAAGATCTGACAACACTGGCCTGGGTAATCAAACCAGAGAACTAGTAAACATGTTAAATCCTGACAAAATTTTACTTATTAACTCAAGTTTTTTTAATCAAAATGAACAACATCCTGAATGGTATGCAGGTTATGACTGTATTACGACAGACAGAGGGTTTCCTAGACAAGGAGAAATAAAAGCATTTTTACAAAACCTTGACGTTGTTATTAGTTGTGAAACCTTTTACTCACAACAGTTTATTGATATGGCTAGAATGGCTGGTATAAAAACTATTCTTCAATATAATTATGAATTTTTAGGTAATCTACAACATCCAGATTGGTCATTACCAGATATATTATTGGCTCCAAGTATTTGGCATATAGATGATATTAGTAGACTGTATGGTGATAGATGTGAAATTATTCATCTACCGCCACCAACTGACGCAGAGTTATTTAAAGATGTAAGAAATATAAATGCACAAGACCATAAAAGAATTCTGCATATTGCTGGTAAAGCAGCAGTTAAAGATCGCAACGGTACCGAAACCGTTATCAAGATGCTTGAATATTCAAAGGAAGATTATAAGTTAGTTATTAAAACACAAACACCTTTAGAGATTAAATCAACAGATGAAAGAATTATTATAGAAACAGATGACGTTGCAAACAAGCAAGACCTATACTCTGGTTATGATGCAATGGTATTGCCTAGAAGGTATGCTGGTTTATGTTTACCAATGAATGAGGCATTAATGAGTGGGCTACCAGTCTTTATGCCAAAAATTTCTCCAAACACAACGGTATTACCAGATGAATGGACACTAGAGGCTGAATTAATTGATAAGTTTAAGGCAAAAGCAACTGTTGGTGTTTGGTCGGTTAATCCTAAGTCACTTGCTAGACTTGTTGATAATTATATTATTAGTGATAAAAAAGAAATGAAAACAAGGGCATTTAATTTAGGGTTTGAACATTTTTCAAGAGAATCATTAAAAGAAAAATATATAAACATAATTAACTCATAAAACAAAAAAGCCAGCCTATCTCTAGACTGGCAATTCTGTAAGTAAAGATTACTTCTTTGGCGCTGCTTTCTTGACAGGTGCCTTCTTCTTTGCAGGTGCCTTAGCAGCCTTCAGAGCGGTCTCTACGGCTTTAGCATCTGGCAATAGACCAAAAGCCTTGTCGTTAGGATTGATTGCTCTAATTGCAACGGGTGCAAGTGCTGCAACAAGGGCAGTCCATAGATCCTTTGGGTCCGTGACTCCTGCCATATATAGTGCAAGGCCTGATGCAAGGACTGAACGTCCGTATGATGCAAGTAGTGCCTTTAGTTGTTCTGTGTTCATGTTTCCTCCTAGGATAGAACCTTAATTAGTATAGCATATCCAGCCCA